GATCTAATGGGTAAGCTGCAGATGGCCTATCGACCTGGGGCTGTGTGGGTGATGCATCGTACGACTGAGGCATATTTACTGGGATTGACCAGTACTAGTCAATTCCAGCTGCATCAGGCGCCAGTAACCAGTTTGGCGCAGGGCGTGACTCCATTGATGGGTTATCCGGTGTATGCGACAGAGGATTGCGCAGCGATCGGGGCAAGCGCTAAAAGTTTGCTGTTCGGCAATTTCTGGTACTACGGCTGGGTGCGAAACCGCAGTCTGAGAGTGAAGCGGTTGGTGGAACTGTATGCGGAGACTGGACAGATCGGGATTGTGGCGTTCTTCCGTGCGGGCGGTGCGGTGCTGCAGGCTGAGGCATTTCAGTACGCGACGCATCCGACAGGATAGGTATGTTGGTTAGGATCGAGGCGGGCGATCCTATCTGATCAACGAATAGATTTGCAGATGTGTTACGTGTGGCAGATGGACGCAGATAGTCAAAAATGACTAGCAGAGGATGATAGGAACAGGAGACGTTTGGATTGAATAAGCGAGCGATGCAGCCGAGTTTTGATGTGATGAAAGAGGTGTTGCTATTTTGTCCGACGTATATGGATGGGAGCGAGCCATGGATCAGACCAGAGACGCGGGCAGGGATTGAGCGGACGGGGGCGCGTCATCCTGAAATCGAGGTGATGATTAGTACGAATAATCCATATCCGGTAGGGATGGAGAACGTTTTATATCAATATCAGCTGGCACGAAAGATTGTGTTGGAGCGGGACTATCGAGCGTTGTTGACGTATGAGCATGATATGTTGGCGCCGGATGATGGGTTTGAGAAATTGGATGAGATTCAGGCGCCGGTGGTGTATGGGCTGTATTTGCTGAGGCATGGGACGCCAGTCGTAAACGCTTTTCGGGATGTGGCGAGCGTGAATGTGGGGATGAGTTTGAGTCATTTCCCGGATGAGCTGAAATTGGCGAGGCGGAAAATAGTGGTACCGGTGAGCGGGGCTGGGTTTGGGTTTACGCTGATGCGGAGGGAGGTTTTGGAGGCGATTGAATTCAGGCGGTCGAATGGGGGTAGGCCGATTCCAGATCTGCCATTCAGCGAGGACTGTATACGGAATGGTTTTCGGCAGGTTTGCCGGTTTGATGTAGAGTGCGGTCATTTCAATAAGGGGCGTTGGTTATGGCCAGGAGAGGACGTGATGATGGGCGAGATGTGTAATGTGGTTGTGATGCAGGATTTTGTGGGGAGTGTGGGGGGGCAAACGGTACGGTATGTGAAAGGGATGAAGGTTAAGATGCCTGAGCGGGAGGCGCTGGAGTATGAACGGGCGGGGTATGTGCAGGTAATGCGACCTGTGGAGGTGAAGCTGGCAAAGGCGCCGGAGGTGGAGGTTGTGAAGAGGCAGGGTAGGCGGAGGACGAAAGCCACGAAATGACACGGAAAACACAGAAAGAAACACGAATGACATGAATGGACACGAATGAGGTGGATTGGATTGGGAATTTGTTTTTATTGGTTCCAAGGCGCGGCGATGAAGGCGAGGGTGTGTTGATGCGGAGGGCAATGATCGGGGCGGTTTGGATGGCGGTTGGCGGGGCGCTGATGTTGTTGATAATTGTTGCGGTTATGACGAGGTATGTATGGCGACGTTGCAAGGCGCTGTGAGCGCGTTGATGGAATTGGTGGGGGATGTGACTGGTATCCGAGAGGCGCCGGAATTTCCGTTGGATAGTATCAATATTTTTCCGGTTGCGGTTGGATATGCGCGCACGGGACGATTTATGTTCAATTCGCCTGGAGAGATGAAAGCTCTCCACGACATCGTTGTGGAGGTGCATTTCAAACGAGCGCATTTGCGGAGCGCAGTAGAGAAGGCGATGGATTTCAGCGATGCGGTGCCTGCGGCGATTATGGCGGATCCGACATTGGGCGGGGCTGTGGATACGTTTGAGGAAATCACATACGAGTTCGGGGCGCTGGATTATGGCGGGACGCAGACGATTGGGTTTCGGTTTTTGGTGCGGAATGTGAAGATAAGGACGGATCTATGACGATTGTGAATGGGTATTGTAGTTTGGCGGAGTTGAAGACACGGCTATGGCCGAGCGGGGCGACAGCAGATAACACGGATGATACTGTTTTGGAGCAAGTGGTCACGGCTGTGAGTCGATGGATCGATCTGTATTGCAATACGAGATTCTATACGACGGATGCGGATGAGGTGCGATATTACACGGCGGAGTGGGAGGATGAGCTGTATTGTGATGAGATTGTGTCGATCACGAAAGTTGAGACGGATGATGATGGGGATCGGACTTATGAGAATGAATGGGCAGCGACGGATTATGATTTGTGGCCATATAACGCGAGTTTAGATGGGAGAAGCTATCAGTCGATCCAGATCACGCCAGAGAGCGATTATGGGTTTCCGACGGATGTCAAGAAGGGGGTGAAATTGACGGGAAAATTTGGTTGGTCGAGTACGCCTGCGGCGGTCAAAGAGGCATGTTTGCTGCAGAGCGAGCGGATATTTATGAGGAAAGAGGCGCCGTTTGGAGTGATGGGGAATGCGGATTTGGGCGAGATGACGTTGCTTCCGAGGTTGGATGTGGATGTGGAAGCGATGTTGTCGTTGTATCGGAGGCTTTTTTAAGCCACGGAATGGAAATGATGGGACTATATAAAATAATTGGAGGTGTTAGATGAGTGTGAAATTGTTGAGAAAGATTCAAATGGGTCGGGAATTAACTGCGGGGAGCGAGGCGAATGCGACTGCAATATGGAGAGGGATGGGTTTGCTGGATGATCAGCGGGAGGTGATATTTCCAGAGGAGCATGTGGGCTATTTGAGCGGTGTGGATCGGAGCTATGTGGCAAAGCTGTTGGCAGGGATTAGTTTTGAGAATACGCCTGCAACGTTTGAGCAACTGCCGTATTTGCTGGCAGCATCGATCGAGAACGTGGTATCGGGCAGCGCTGATGGCGCGGGGTCTGGTTATATTTATCAGTATGATTTTCCCACCACGAGCGCAAACAGCATCCAGACGTATACGATCGAGGCGGGCGATGATCAGCAAGAGGAACAGTGTCTGTATGGATTTGTGGAGCGGGTGCATTTGAGCGGAGCGGCTGGCGAGGCGGTCAGTATGGAGGCAGATTGGATTGGACGTCAGGTATCGACGAGCACATTTACATCGAGTTTGAGTTTGCCTTCGGTGACGGAAATTTTGTTTGGGAAGGGGAAATTGTATATCGATGATGTTGAATCGATCGGCAGCACGCAGAAATCGAATACGTTTTTAAATTTTGACTTGGATATACAGTCTGGATGGAGACCGGTTTTTACGGGAGATGGGAATCTGTATTTCACGTTCAATAAAAACGTAGGACCTGCGGTAACGCTGGATGTGACGTTTGAACATGATGCGACTGCAGTGGCGGAGAAATTAGCATGGCGAAATGGAACGAGCCGATCGATACGTATGTTGTTTGAGGGGGCTGCGTTGGGGACATCGGGAACGACATATACGTATAAGACGTTGAACATTGATTTGTGCGGACGGTGGGAGAATTTTGATGTGATTGGCGAACAAGACGGGAATGATATTGTGACGGGTCATTTTAGGGGTTTGTATAACAGCACGGAGGATTTGTTTGGGCAGATCATTGTGGTGAATGAATTGAGTGCGCTGCCATGAAATTAGTGTTTGAGAAACCGAGTGCGAGCGAACCAGGATTTTTGAGACGTGCGAGGCGAGCGTTGGAGTTTCAGGAGTTAATTACTCAAAATCCTGGTCCAGATTTGCTGGATGAATTGGTAGCGTTTTTGGCGGATTATGTTGTCGAGCCGAATGACAGAGCGCAGGCGATTGAGGCGCTGTGGGAGGCGAGCGAGGAGCAGTTTAAACAATTGCTGCAGGAGGTAGCAGGTGGAAACCCTACAAACCCTACGGATTGATCCAGGATGATGAGCTGAATGCGCTGAAAATGTATATGCGCGGTATCAGGGCACAGGTGCCAATGTGGGTATTGATGATGGATGCGGCTGGGCATGATCCGCTGAGAGCGCAGGAGATCGAGAATGGGGTGAGCGAAATTTGGTGGGCGAGGTGGCTGGCATGGAGGAAGGCATATGGGGATGAGGAAGAACGGCGTAGACGAGACCGGAAATGAATGGATGTGATGGATGGCGAGTGAAAATTTAGAAATCATCATAACAGCGAAAGACCGGACGCAAGGGATTCTGAAAAATATTGGGGGTGGTTTGGCGGGTATTGGGAAAATTGCGATGGGGGCGGTGGCGGTTGGGATTGGAGCGGCGACTGCAGGCGTGGGAGCGCTGGGATATGGCATATTTGAACTAACCAAAACGGCTGCCGAATTGGGTCCAATTAAAGAATCGTTTACGGGGATTGCAGAGGCGAGCGGGATAGCGGGCAGCGAGATGCTGAAAGCGCTGCAATCAGGATCGGGTGGGCTGATATCGAATATCGATATGATGAAAACCTACAACCTGGCGGCATCATTGGTATCGAGCCAGTTTGCGAATGAGCTTCCGAATGCGATGGAGTTTGTCGGTAAGGTGAGCGCGTCGACTGGCGAGGATATGGGATTTTTGATGGATAGTTTGGTGCGCGGCGTAGGTAGGTTGAGTCCGATGATTTTGGATAACTTGGGTATCCAGGTTGATTTAAACAGCGCTTATGCGACTTACGCGGCGGAGTTGGGGAAATCGGCGAGCGAGTTAACGAAGACGGAACAGCAAACGGCATTGATGAACCAGGCGATGAGTATGTTAGCTGAAAATACGGCGAATCTGCCAGAATTGAGCAATCCGTTCAAGCAGTTGAGTGTTACATTTACGAATTTGAAGGATCAGGTGGCTGGGGCGATTGGGCCGGTGTTGCTGCCGTTCGTACAGGATTTAGCGGATAAATTTACTGAGTTTGTACAGGGGGATGAATTCCAGGCATGGTTGGCTGAGACGGTAGAGAAATTGGAGAAAAATTTGATCCCATGGCTGAAAGAGGCGTGGAAATGGATTGCGGACGAGGGTGTACCGGCGATCAAAACGTTTGTCAGCTGGGTGCAAGAAAAATTAGGACCAGCTATTTTGGATTTTGCGGGATGGGTGGAAAAGAAATTGGTGCCGTGGCTGCAGGAGGCTTG